GAGGTCAGCTTTTTCCGATCTACGTACAAACGTCACACAAACTTCTCCCAAACCGTGGAACGTCAAGTTATCCAGGGTAATGTCTCAAACGGTGGAATGTCCACCGTGCGCTTCGAACGCAAGGGTGATCTCTTAGGGTATGTCTACTTGGTCCCAAATGACGGGACTAAGACCGTTGGGTATACCGACGCAGAATGGCGCACCAAGATCTCCAAGGTCGAACTCCTCATTGGTGGTCAAGTTGTCGATGAACAAGATTCGACCTTTTCCACGCTCATTGCCCCCACCCTCTTTTCGACGTCCTCGTCGAAGTCCATCGGTGGTGGTCTCAATGGCACTGGTGTGACTTCTCGATTCTACCCCCTCCGATTCTCGTTCTGCGAGAACTGGCAATCCGCTCTTCCCCTCATCTCCCTCCAGTACCACGACGTAGAACTCCGTATCACGTGGGGTACCACTGCGGAGACTGATAAGTGGGATGTGTACGCCAACTATGCGTACTTGGATACCCAGGAACGTGAAGTTTTCGCCGCTCAACCCCAAAACATGATCATGACCCAAATCCAAAAGGCGATTGCCTCGGGTTCTAAGACCCAGGAGCTTAACTTCAATCACCCAGTGAAGTACTTGGCGTCAGCGGATTCTGCGAATTTGTCTATTCTCGACGACAGTAACAAGCTCAAGCTCCAAATTAACGGTACCGATGTCGCCGACTTCAAGTTTGCGGATCCAAACTTTACGACCGTACCCCTCTACTACTACACGTCGAACGGTGACAGTAGCACCGCGAAGAAGTTGTTTGTGTACCCATTCTGCCTTGAATCTGCAAAGCTTCAACCCACTGGTTCTCTCAACTTTTCTCGTCTCGACTCCGCCCGTATTATCAGCAGCGCTACAGAATGCACCAAGGATATTTACGCGGTCAACTACAATGTCCTCCGTATCGAGAACGGTATGGGCGGACTTTTATATTCTAACTAATTAATAAATAATGCTTTGGAAAGTAGTTTTCCTCCTCGCCATCGTTTTTGTATTGTCGTACGACCCCAAGTCCAGGACGCTTGAAAAGTTTGTTGGTCAGCCCACACCACCAACCGATCGTTCGTGTGAACCTACGCATTACGAAGCCGTGCAATTTGCCCAGAGTCCCTATGAATGCCCTTTACCAGGAAAGGCCAAGATGGGTGTTCTTACTTAAAAACAAGACACCTTATATGAGTATAATGTTAATCATGGATCGCGAGACGATGCTCACCGTTGGTACTATTATTTGTGCACTCGCTGTTATCTTTTTGTTCAGGGAAATGAACAAAACGAAACAGGATATTGACAACTTTAAGAACTTCTCAGAGCATCTCGTGCGTCAACTTAATGCACCAGCAATTGAGACTGAGGGGGCCCGAGAAGAACCTCAAGAGGAAGGAAAAAGTGAGGAATAAACATATTCACTTATTGTAACTTGCGAATGCGCAATGAAAAAATACAAGGCTATTGCAATACCTGTCAGCTTTGCTGATGACAAGCCCAAATTTCTAACCGTGAGAGATCGACGATTTAAGGATTGGATATTTGTGACGGGTGGGTGCCGGAGACGAGAAATCTTTAATCCTCTCCGGTGTGCCCTCAGAGAGTTAGAAGAAGAGACACGGGGTGTAGTCGCCCTCAAGAGTGGTGAATATACCACGTACAAGTTTACAGTTAAAGAAAGTCCGACCGTCGACCTTGAGTACAATGTATTTGTATTTTTCGTCGACTATAAAAAAAATGAACAACAATTACTCGTTAAAAAGTTTTATGAAGAAAAGCAAAAGACTAACCTAAAGAAGATTCAAAAACAACCAATAAAAAAAACATTTGACGAAAATGATTATATGAGTTTTGATACTCTTGAAGAGTTTAATACACGTAAACGCTGGAAGTTGATTGTTGATAATGTGTTGAAGAATCCAGAATTTTACGCGTGTGTAACTTCCCTCAATAGAAAAACATTTTCTATTAAATAGAATGAAGTCAAAGGCTTACATCTTAATGCAGATTGGAGAACTCCTCAGAACGAACCGAGGACTCTGCGACGAAGAAGTTGAAGAATGGCTCAAAGAAAATGAAGAAAAAACAGTGTGTGAACTTCTCACGATGAAGAAGACTATCTCAGAAACGTACGAGTATCCGGATGTATCCTGTACACGTCGGTTTAGAGAATAGACACCATACATTGGTAAGTATTAAATGTTTAAACGTTGGTGTGCATCTCAAAATTTTAACAATGCAACCAATCTATCACATGTGCTCATGGACGGTGGAGTCCTTTCCGTGCCTTTTGATAGATTGAATGAGTTTTATGAAAAGTATATAGAAGCTGTAAAGTCTGGTGAAAAACTGTTCGTGGTTGAGCAGAAGAGTCCAGTGTATAACTTTTTTGTAGACATCGATTACAAAGATGACAGATCTCTCACGATTGATGAAATCCGTGACATTTGTAAAATCATATGTGATAAAGTGAAGCGACACGGTGGTAAAGAATGTGTGATCTCTGTATCACCACCCAAAAAAGCTGGACAACTCACAAAAACTGGCGTGCATCTCAATTGGCCAGATCTTGCGGTGGACCAGGCATCGGCGCTTGCACTCCGGGAACACATCCTCGTCGCCCTCACGAGAGCCAAAGGGTCTCTCGATTGGAATGAAATTATAGATCTCTCTGTATACGGAAATCTCACACGACGAACCAAGGGGAGTGGTCTCCGAATGCCTTGGTCACATAAATTAGCAAAGCATAACGCATGCAATGGCCAGGGGTGTCCAGAGTGTGATGGGACGGGTAAAAATATTCAAGTCGCCTATCTCCCCATTTTCATATATAAACACGGACCCTTGAGTACATTGATGAGAATCGATCAGCAACCATGTCTCGATATTCTCAAAATGTCAGCGGTTCGCACCGATGCTCCACAGAATGTCGTGGTGGAACATCCATCTGTTGTGATCAAGGAGGGTACGTTTACAGACGCACAGACAAAAGATGAACTCCACGATGAAGAGTTGAGATCTATGATCGAGGATTTTATTCAGAAAAATATGGAGGGTCAAGGTGGTGCTATAATCACAAAACTCTTTAGACACAAAGATACATATCTCGTATCAACAAACTCAAAGTATTGTGAAAATCTGAAGAGAGACCATGGCTCAAATCACATTTGGTTTTATATCAGTGGTCGTGTTATTGCACAAAAATGTTTTTGTCGATGTGAAACCATACGAGGAAGACGCGACGGGTTTTGTAAAGATTTTTATGGACGCAAACATGAACTTCATTCTAAAATTGTGGACAAGTTGTATCCCCAAAAGAGTGATATTCAAAGATGTCCAGAGATTAAAAAGTTTGAAGATAAACCAAAAGTCAAACATGTTGATGTGAAACCCAAATTGGAATCATTTATCCAAAGATTTCTTGATGGTCAGAAAGACACACGAGTGATTAGTGTCTCCAGACAGAATAATAATTTCATAGCCCTCACAACCTCAAGTTATTGTGAAAATATCAAAGGTACACACAACGATGGTATCACAATGTCATATGAAATCAAGAAGAACAAGATTAATCAGAAATGTCCGGCATGTAAGAAGTCCAATGTGAGAACACATATATTAAGTACAAGTGTTGTCAAAGGGTTGTATCCAAGTTGAAAAAAATAAGCAATACTATCAGAAGATGTCACTCATTCTGATTGGCGCCACTTTATATATGGTATACAAACTTGTTGATGAGATTGAACATAAAGAGCCAATACCCCAAGTTGATCCATTTCATATGTATTCGGGTGTACATCCAGAACTTTACAAGGAATATCTTGACAATATGAAACTGTACAGAGACACACAGTCCAAGGAGTTTCTAAAAAAAGCTATATACAGCCTTGAAGAACTTGCATTATACGCTGAACCAGAATACACTGAAGAAATACATGAAAAGATACTTAAACAAGAGTCTTTATTTATATAAAAATGGTAGATACCAGAACAAGATCTGGACGAATTATTAAAAAGCCCGTCACATTTAAGCCCACTGAAAATGTATTAGAAGACGATTACGCAGAAGACGAACACGACACTGACTTTGATTCTGATATCGACACAGACGACGAAATCTATTCCGGGAGTGAGAGTGACTACGACGACGAAGACGAGGATGAGAATGGCAATTTGGAGGGGTTCGTTGTGGATGATGAGAGCGAGGAAGAATAGACTTAAAAAGATCCCGTGCTATATTAAAAAATGGAAACAGATATAGGAAATCCTATTGATTATGATCCATCGATTGATTCATTGAAAGATGATAAGATTGAAGATAATACATACCAACGGGAAGAACAACAGGACCCGTATTATTTTCAACCTCAGATATCACATCATGATATGATGTACCAGAATCAACCACAAGCTACTAGTACTGATATATTCGCGAATGTCGAAAAGTCGACTTGGATTATAGCGTTCGCAGTATTCCTACTTGGCTTTTTCATGGGGAAAACCATGCAACCAGTCATACTCAGATACACTTGAGTACCCAACAAACGTACCAATCGCACCAACCTTTGGCGGTATGAAGCGGTCTGTCACCGGACCTCTATACGTATCTTCTATAAACCCCTTTATAGTACTCGCCTCCTCCGTTTCCTCTGTTTTGTTTTTTACTTTAAGTTCTGGATTAAAAAACAAAATAAAGAATGCACTAGTCAAAATGACGGTGATTAATATAGTTAACATTTCTTTTTACAATTAGGTTATATTTTATTTCATTTACGCGGACGACACTTCTGGCTCACCTTCTTCTGTAGACTCTTCAATCTTTGCATCGGTGGATGACTCAGTCTCGGTGTGTTGCTCGCGGAACTTGCGACGTTCTTCAATCTCAGCGGCAACAATGGCATCCGCTTCCTTGACGAGTTCCTCAATTGGAGCGTCTGGCTTTTCCTTTTGGAGACGCTCGAGGACTTCAGCTGGGTGACTGACTGGTGGTTCGTCGGGCTTGGTGTAGAATCGAGAGTTGTCATCACCCGGGGTCATGTGAGACGTAGAACTCATCATACCTTGCTTGCGTTCTTGGAACATGCGAGTCGCTTGGGATTGATTCTCTCTGTATCCAACCATGATTTCTTCAAGCTTTTGGTCGGTGTAGTGAACATCCTCAATCGCCGTTGGATCCGGTGGAATTAACAACCACTTGTACATGTCAACGACGTAGATATCAAACGTGGCATCTTCCTTTTGAAGACGCTTGGCGTGATTCGCGGCTTCATCCTTCGACGCAAAAGCACCACGGATCTTAATTCCAAACTTATCATTCTTCTGTGGGGCTTCTGGACCAATCACAGAAAGGCACGCGTAGAGTTGACCGGGAACAGTTGTGTAATCTTGTTCGAGAGACATGATATTATATGTTGTATTGCATTTAAAACTTTAAGCCAACTTAAAAGCAATTATGTACTCTATGTAAATGAGAACATTCTGGGATAAACAATCGTGGGCGACGGGGTTGAGTGCACAACGCACAAAGAAAGCAGATCCTGAAAAACTCCCTGATGGTTTTGAATGGTCGACGCATTCGATTGATACAATTTACACTTTTTTAAAAGAAAACTACGTGTCAGATGACAATTTTAATTTAAGATATACCGTGGATTCCCTCAAGTGGGCTATAGAGGTTCCGGGTCATCAAAATATTTGTATAGATGACACACATACAAAGGAACTAATAGGTCTTATATGTCTGACACCATTAAACCTAAAACTAAACGACACAGAAGTTAGGGCTGTACAAGTAAACTTTTTGTGCGTACACAAAGAGTATAGAGGTAAGAAGATTGTAGAATATCTGATTACAGAAGCAAAACGCGTTTCGGAAAATAAAAATAGAAATCAATCAATTGCCACTATACATCATTCAATTCCAGGATCAATTTTAAAGTCCTCATATTGGCATCGTCTCATTAATGTACAAAAATTATCAAAGTGTGGCTTTTATACAACAAACCGACCCAAGGCAAAAGTCTTTGAAATACGAGGTAGATCGTATTTTAGAAAGATGGTATCCAGTGACGTCCCCAAGGTCACACAACTATTGAAAGAATACTTCAAAAAGTTTAAAATTGCACCAGTTGTAAACGATTCATGGGTCAGACATTGGCTTATGCCACGAGATGGTGTGGTGTACTCCTATTTGAATGATGAAACAGGTGAGTTTCTTTCATTTTATAGCATCCCCTATGACACAATTGATAATTCAGAGACTGTGAATCAAGCATATTTATTTTACATGACGGGTGATAATTTTAATGACGCATTTTTAATTGCGAAAAATGAAGGTTTTGACGTTTTTAACACCTTAGACGTCGCACACGATGAAGATGTGTTAAAAAAACATAGATTTTTACGAGGATCTGGGTACGTGAATTATCATATATTTGACTGGACATTGAATTGTGAAAGTAATATAAATATAATAATCCCATAAACTACAATGGAAGAGATTCGCCGTAACCACAATGACGCGAAGAGGGCGTTGATCCAATGTGTGACCCGAGAGGGTGATCAAATATTGGATGTTGGGTGTGGTTTTGGTGGAGATCTTCAAAAATGGCACATATGTGGGGCAAATATGAGTATGTGTGACCCGGAGCCAAGTGCTCTAGTGGAAGCTCGATCTCGCGCCAAGAATATGCACATGCGTGTCAACTTTTATGAAGGTGACATACACCAATGCCCAAATAGAAAGTTTGATATCGTGTGTTACAACTTTTCACTCCATTATATTTTTGAAACGAGGGAGAAGTTTTTTAGTTCAATTAGGGAAATTAGAAAGAGGATGAAACCCGGTGGCAAGTTGATTGGTATTATCCCAGATTCTGAAAAGATTATATTCAACACCCCCCTCAAGGATGCCATGGGAAACTTCTTTCTCATGAAGACCCATGGAAATGGGGGGTACGGTGAAAAGTTATTTGTAAACCTAGCGGACACCCCATTTTACGCCGATGGTCCTAGATCCGAACCGATTGCATACAAAGACCTTCTCGTGACCCATCTAGAGGAGTTGGGCTTCACCCTAGAATTGTGGGAAGGTCTCGAGGGAAATCCAATATCAGAGTTGTATAGTAAATTTATCTTTGTATATAAGAAATGATTGCATTCATTATATTACTTCTTGTCAACTTATGGATATTGCAATCCTTACGTGAACCAGAAGAACTCGCGCAAGTCAAAGAGAAATATCAAGTTCTCAGGGAACATTTGGAAAACACAAATAATGAAAAGTTCAAGATGTTAACACGGTGTGTTCCAATCACAGGTATTCACCGCATGTCAGGTACGGTTGGCTATAACACAAACAAGGGTCATAATATTGTATTGTGCATCAGTGGAACATCAAATCAAATTTTCCATGTCCTCATACACGAGTTGGCCCATTGTACCGTCGATGAGTACTCACACTCCGAAGAGTTCTGGAACAACTATATAGAACTACGTGACATATGCGTCAAATTGGGTATATACGAGACGATACCAGAACGAACAAAGTTTTGTGGTAAACACATCCAGGATAAATAATCTAGTTGTACTTTAAATGAAAACACCACTTCGTGTTGTGCTCACTGTTATCCTATACTGGCTTGTAATATATGGTGTCACTGTCATTCCACACATGAGTAGCAATTACAACCTCAACTTGGCTTTAATGACGATTGTCATTCCAAACATACTTCGTCTCGTTGTTGGAAGTATTCCACGTCTTGCAGTGGATCGCCTATTTATGATATCGACGAGCATTATCGCGTTTATAATCACATTCCTGGTGAATACAGTGTGGGGTGATACGAAGGATGCGGTCAAGGAATACGGGAGTGACAGGGGCAAGACGCTTAAATTGAGTGCCTTGCTCATGACAGCATTTACTGCAGGGGCTTTGATTACCTATTATACAGGTATCGATAATTCAATCTATAGTAATATGGGTTGGGAATCGAACAATCAGGGCTTCACGATGTAGTCCTTCACGATATAGAAGGCTACCGCAGCGACTAAACCAGTAGACGCCAAACCAACCATGCTTCTACTCCCTTGTTCGTTAAGGAACTTGGGAATAGAGGTCACTAACTTGTCTTGCACAGGCTTGCTGACGGCAAGAGCCGCAGCCGCACCCGCCACGAGCGCGATCATTTGGTCGTCTGTGAGGTTGAGTGGGTTCTTGCTTTCTGGCTTCTTCGCTTGTGGCTCGGAAACTATGTAACCACCCTGAGGTTGTGGTGCGGTCATTTGTGGCATCATACCCTGCATTCTGGGTTCATCGGTCATCATTGGTGGTTCCATCATAATATCGTGAATGGGGGTAGAGTCCATCGTTTCTTTATTTGAGTTTATATTTTTTTCAGTGTTAACAAACGCTGTTGTATTATTTTGATTTAACGAAACCATGCCATCTCCGTTATCTGAAAGATTCATGGTATTTACTTCCGTAGCCATTTAATATATCCATATGTTTTTGAGAAATCCGAGTGACGCACCCCTAGGTGACTCATGTGAGTCTCACCTACAGAGTGTTCACCAAGGGTCTTGCGCCCTGAAGGAAATACATGCATACCACGAAGACGGCGACCGAATCGCTTAAGGGAATAGTCCATTTTCATAACAACCATGAATGACTATGTGCATCAACCCATGATTACATATATAGGTAATAAGAGGAAACTTGTCTCCACTATTGAGGACGTCATCAAAAAACTCAATCCAAAGACATGCGTTGATACATTTTCAGGGTCTGGGGTTGTGTCTAGAATGTTACTTACACATTGTGATACATTATACGTAAATGACCTAGAGAGATATTGTGAAGTATTATCACACTGTTTTTTGAAAACACCCTCACTTGATGATCAAGCAGAGATACAAAGACATATACAACACATGAATACATGTCCAATAGCGGATGGACTATTTTCGGAACTCTATGCACCACGTGATTCGAATCATATCCAAGAGGGAGAACGATGTTTCTACACAAAAGAAAATGCAAACCGCATCGATGGTATGATTGCGTACATCGAGACTCATGTTCCCGCACATCTAAAGATGTACTGTCTTGGACCCCTCATCGTTAAGGCGAGCATACACACAAATACATCTGGGGTATTCAAAGGGTTTCACAAAGGTGGGTGGGGTGGTAAATGTGGTCACGCCCTAGAACGTATTACACGGAGGATTGATGTTGAATGCCCACATTGGTTTGAAACGCCAAAAGATGTCAAGGTACATCGCCAAGATGCGTGTGCATTTATGGAGAATCTCCCCCCAGTTGACCTCATCTACCTGGATCCACCATATAATCAACACCCATATGGTTCAAATTACTTCATGCTAAATCTAATATGTACGAACGAGAGACCTCATACACTTTCAAAAGTATCAGGTATCCCTGGAGATTGGAATAAAAGTCAGTACAACTACAAGAACAAAATTAGAGAAGCTATGGAACGTACCTTGCGTATAGCGACACAAAAGGCTAAATATACCCTAGTATCCTACAACAATGAAGGCTTCATCACTCCAGAACAATGGGAGGACATCCTACAATCCTACACATATGAAAAAATTGAAATAGACTATAGTTGCTATAAGGGAAGTCGAAACTTAAAAAATCGTTCAAATAAGGTCACGGAGTTCTTATTTGTTATTTCGTCTTTGTAATTTTGAGCGCAGTTTTCTTCGTAGCCTTCTTTGCGTCATCCTCTCTCTGTTGCATATGCCTGGGGTTGTACATCTTGTTGTGAAGTCTCCACAGATCCGGACCCCCAACTCTAAAGTTCTTGCGTATAGACGCTTTGTACCAGAATACACAATCCTGTATCCTGTTAGATTTCACAGTATTATCTAACACGAGGCATTCGTAGTTTTCTGTACACGCATCCATCACTTTGTTAAACATATCAAAGCTTGGGAAGATACCAAAGAAAGATTTATACAACTTTTCCCTATTCTGGAGAATGTTCTCTCTGAGTAGGAACACATAATCTATATTTGCTCTGAGTGCTGGTGGAAGATCCATACAGTACTGCATCGTCAACATGAAAAAGATCTTCCAGTGTCGTCCATTCATAAAACACTGCCTGATGCACGTGTCCTTGAGGAACTTGTTGTCATACATACAATCATCAAGTAACATGAATGCCCCACAATTTGACTTACCTTCGCCAACCAATTTTCGTTGTCTCGCCATAACCCGTTCTATAGCGTCTCGGTCGTAGTCGCCATAAACAAAAAGATCGGGGATAAATTCGGAATAAAAGTGATTCCCCTCCTCCGTTCCTGAGAGAACTATACCAGCTGGAAGATGTTTCTTGTGGTACATGATATCCTTTACCAATGTTGATTTACCAGTGTTTCGTTTGCCAATAAATACACACACTCTATCATCCGATATCTTCTCGGGATTGAATTTCTTCAGTTGAAGATTCATTCTACTCTAGTGTCCCGTTTTATTTCATAAAATTTTACTCACATAAAGTAGAAGGAATGTCAGGTCGTTTAAGACTTGCCACGACTGGGGTCCAAGACCAATGGCTCACAGGTGATCCACAATTTTCATATTTCCTGATGAATTTCAAGAGACATACAAAGTTTGCGATTGATTATTTCGAAACCCAGTTTGACGGTGATATAGATTTCGGTAAAATCATCAAGACATCAATTCCAAGTGACAAGGGTGATCTCATAAAGAATATGACGGTGAAGATTACATTAGCTGATCCAACGCCTGATACACCCGGCTTTAATGACGTCTACTGGACGCCATCTATATGTTCACATCTCATTGAATATGCTGAACTTGTTATAGGTGGTCAGGTGATTGAACGACTCACGGGTGAGTATATTTACATACATCAACAACTATACAATACAAACGATGATGTGTCACAGTCGTTGTATTTTATGAACGGTCACGGGAACTTTTTGACGTATACTGGTGATTATGATTACTATATAGATCTCCCATTCTACTTTTATCGTAACCCAACATTGGCTATACCTACGTGTGCTCTTACGAAACAACAGGTGGAAGTTCGAATTAAAACCCGTCCACTGGATGAACTTATTTTTGGTGGAGCCCCCCCAAATGTTGTAGGTGCCATACGCAAGTTATCACTTGATACAGAGTTTGTATACGTGACAGGCGACGAGCGTGCATACTTCATGTCACGCCCAATCGAGCATGTTATCACGCAACTCCAGATGTCACAGTTTGTGATGAAACCCGGTGAGACTACAAAGTCGGTTATGTTGAACTTTAAACATCCAGTGAAAGAAATGTTCTTCACATCTCGTCCAGATGATTTTTTTGCCACATTCAATTGTCCAAATGAATATACAACGATCAAGAACTTGGAACTCCGTTTTAATGATAAAATTGTATTTAATCTCGACAACAAACCTCTAGTGTATGCACAATCGTTACGACATCACACCAATTCGCCGATTGTTTTGAATACACTCGCACCTTATCTAGGTATTGTGCAATTGAAATCAGACTTCGCAATGTATAGTTTCTCGATGAATCCCCAAGTTCATTATCCAACTGGACAAGTGAATATGAGTCGTATTGCCCATAAACTACTTACAGTTGAAATAGATCCAGCACAATCTACATACCCGAATGTCACACGTGTATATGCTGTCAACTACAATGTACTTTGTTTTAGAAGTGGTTTAGCTGGTTTAAAATTTTAGACTCTTATAGTAGTAATGGCTGGCCGTGTTCAGCTTGAAACATCTGGACCCCAAGACAGGTTCTTTACGATTGATCCAGATTATACACATTTCTTGGAAAGTTTTAAAAAACATTCAAACTTTTCAGTTGAACATGTATTTTTAGATCCAGACAATGAAGCCGACTTTGGAAAGACTATAAAGTTTACAATATCACAGAATCAGGCTGACCTTTTAAGGAATGTAGCGCTCAGTGTGAAGTTGCCAAAGCTTGACAGTTCCTATAATGTTGGATATATCGAATCGATTGGACATGCACTCATTGAACACGTAGATCTCGTCATCGGAGATGTAATCGTTCAACGCATCACAAGTGACTATCTTCAGATATATTCAGAACACAATGTCACTCAAACCAAACAAAAGACTTTGGAAAAGTTAATCGGAAAATATTCGTTCCGAACGTCAGCCACCCCAGTCTCAAACCCAAGTATCATAGGGTTTTTAGGAAAAGCGACAACATCTCAAGACTATTTTATTGACATACCATTTTACTTTTATAATAATCCAGAACTTTCTATACCACTCTGTGCTATAACAAAACAGGAAGTTGAAGTACATATTAAATTGAGAAGTTACACCGACTTGATTGTCGACACAAGTGATGGTACATATAAGCCGTTGACGTATACACCTAAAATTGAAAGTTTTTCATTGTGTGCAGAGTGTGTGTTCCTCGATACATGTGAACGAGTCAAAACAAAGCACGCAAAAAGGGACTTTATCATCACCCAGATACAACAGAATGTTTTTAATATTCCACAAAATGTTCAGGAAGGTCAATTCAAGTTATCATTTGTAAACCCAGTCAAGGAATTGTATTTTATTATTCAACGTAAAGATGGATTTGTGACCCCATTTGATTATGATAATACACTGGCAATTGTAGACAATAAGTTTATACTTTACGAAAACTTGGATTACTTATCACTCACACTTGATGGTGATGAAGTCATTTCACGGGATACAGGTGACTATGTCTTTTTAAAAGCCGCACAAGGTGCTATTCATCATTCAAAGACTCAACTTATCCGTCGATTCTATTCGTATAGTTTCGCATGTGAACCAGAGAAGTGGTATCCAACCGGACAACTGAACTTTAGTATCATAAAAGAGCAAATTCTTAACCTAAGTCTGACCCCATGTGCAACGTCCTCAAGACAAGCTCGTATATACGCGCTCAGTTATAACATCCTTCGCGTACGTGAGGGAATTGCCAAGACAATTTTTAATCATTAATAGTACAATGATGAAAACGGGATTCGGAGAATCATCTGGGCTTTACGAAGAAGCCCAAGCAAATGCACTTATTGGTATTTTAACGCCAGTTCTCGAACAGAGTATGGTACTCGCATCACAGTATGCAAAAGCATGTGGCCGAGATACAGTCCTTGGAAAAGATATGGAATACGCGATCAAGTACTGTGCCATGCACACCGTTGGTAGAAACACAGGATCACTCTTTCCAGAGATATATGACGAAGATTCCTCAGACGAAGATGATATTCTGGAAGATGTGGATGAATCCGAGTGTCCACCATTTGAACCCTACACAGGTGAAGATCCTATCTTTCAGAAGATGAATGAATCGTATGAAAATTGGGACAGTTGGGTCCCACAAAGTCCGGTAGAAGAGATGTTAAAAAATGCTATTAATAGTAATGGGCACATCTGATCTAGAGGGATGGACAATTTCGGAATATAAGACATTCAAAGTATCAGGGGATGATACCGAGAGTAGCTCTGAGGACGGTTCATCCAGTGAAGATGAGAATGAACAAATATTTACAAAATCAAAAATCATCAGACGAAAACAATACAAAAGGATCCATGAAGAAGAGTTATTACCCGAATAATTTTTCTTTACATACTATATAAAACTTACAATGGACACCGCGGTCAAAACTGTGAACCTTGTCACCCAAGAATTGGAAACCCAATCTCTCAACGCGATTGTCGCTGGCTTCTCCTTCGCCGCGGCCCTTTCCTGGATGGACCTTGTCCGCTGGATCATTGGTCAGCTCATTAAGGTGCCAAAGAACGGTGGCAGCCAATACTTGCTCACCGCGATCTTGACGACGTTGTTGTCTATCGTTGTCTACTTGACCATCGCGCGTATCTCTACCCGTGTGTCCAAGCCAGCTCAACCAGTGTTCGCGATTACCCGATAATTTGGTCGTCGTATATACAACAATAGTAAACCAACCAGAACTATAATAAATATAGTTATATACTCATTCCATCTATAAGGATTCTCAAACTCAGGAATGCTTACAGGCGGTGGTAGTTCCTTGTGTACCACCTCGAGGGGTACTTTAGGCAATCCCTTCAATTTATCCGTAGAACATGTGATTTCAAACTTCAATATGTGATCTTGATTTCTGAAATCGTATGGTATCAAACGCCCATGACTCGTATAGAAAAACTCGACCCTAATATCTCGAATGTGTTTTTGTGGCCCGGTGTGAAATTCGTGTACAATTGGGTCATCGGACCCACTGTAATTTATGAATTGTGACCCGTTGAGAAGAATATGACCCGTGTAGAATGGCGACACGGTATACACAGATTTCGTAAAATTGTCAGACCCCGCCGTAAGTTTGAGAACGAGGGAGTTTGGTCCATTCAAGTTGATAGCTCCTGATGTGAGAACATTACTCGTTGACGTTTGGTTATTTGAATCAAACCCGATAATTTGATGTGGTGTTGTTACCGGTAATGTATTACTCAAGTACCCATGTGTTCCCGAATAGAATTCAAATGTAAAGTCGTGTGTACCAGCTGAAGTATTCGAAAATATAAGAACGTTTCGATCACCATCAAATGTCACTAAATCAACATTTGATGTTGGGGGTGACAACTTAATATCAAGGTCCGTCGCCAAATCGGTTCCAGATGAATAATTCGTCTCATCAAGCGTCACATCCACACCATCGACACTAAACACTTTATTCGTTGTATTTACAAGAAGTTGGGGTGTTGGGATGTGCGCAGAAATCAACTTAATTGTCGTTACGTCATAAATTGGATTACTTAAAGTAACAACATAGTTGTTCGCGTATGGGTGTATGATTGGATCACGCTCACTACTATCAATATCAAGGGTATGAACCTTCATTAAAATTAGGGTATATAATTTTAATGATTGTTTTTGTCTATAGTCGAAATGGTATATTTACGAAAGGCTGTGTGCCAATGGGTTGCTCTGGAGTTGTCTCTTTGCGATATCCAATGATCTGGAGTTTGGATTTTCAATACCCTTGTACGCGTTGAACTGGTGGAATGGCTTTTGTTGATACTGTTGAGACCAAGCACCATTTGCGGCGTTCACACGACCATCGATGCGTGTCGTATCCGATCGCACAGTTGTGAGATGACCACGCGTTTGAGCGACATTCATACGACCTGGGTTACCCATACGGTTCGCCTTACCTCTACGATCTTCTGGGCGGAAACCATACTTCATCAACTCCTCGTTATTCTTGGTTGTCACTTGAGCTGCCGCGCTGTTCACATACGCACCATGGAAACTGTGAATACCTGGGGCTGGCTGGTTATTGTACATGTATTGTTCATCGTTGCGATCACCCTTGAAACGAGTTGGGTCTTGGGAAACCGATTGTGCTGAAATGAAACGCTTTGCACCACTGAAACCCAAACCATCCGCGCGGTGTCCAGTTTCCGAACGATTCGTTGTTCGCATCGTCTTCTGGTGACTTTGTCTGGGAACGGCACCTGACATACCCTGTGCGCGACCCGCCATCATTGGAAGGCGAGATGGTAAGAATGCAGTCTTTTCGGGCATATTATGGGTCAATTGACCAACAACCGCTGAACGACCACCAGTGATATCCATCGCTGGACCGGCTCGCCCTGGGAGTGTCGTTAGCCTGTGTTCACCGACATTAATTGGATTTATTCGTAACATTTGCTGGTAACCACCGACAGCTGGTACATTTGGACCAACACCCAAACCTGGACCAACCATCTGTTTTTCAATTGGGGACAAGTTGTTCATGCGACCCTGATCGTACATACGGTCTCGCATAGATAACACCTCCTGACCACCCGTTCTATGTTGCACACCGATATCAGCGAAACTCTCGACTTCTCTCTTCGCTGGAACTTGGACACGGGATTCAAACATGGATTCTGTGTAAATCATAGGCTCTTGAGACAACCCAATGTCCTGACCGGGTTCAACAACTCGGGGTGCAACTTGGGGTGGTTTAGATTTATCACTTAGGGTACGACCAGCATAAATTAATCCGGCAACCGCGATAACTGAAATAGGATCAGCCATTCTTATTTCTTATTAACATTTTTATTACCGTATCTTTGTTGGAAGAGTCCGTTCTGGAGTTCAGCTCGGGTACTCGTTGGTTCGTACGTCATGGTTCGTAGTGGAACCTTACATTCCGTATTCATGAGTGGGAACAAATTACGTTCGTGTGTTTGAACAATGTTCTTGCCAAACTTGGTGGTACTTTGAGGTCTGAGTTGATCGCTTATATCAATAAAGTTCGCTGGTGAACCCTTACCAGCCATGTATGGGGCGGTACCGTACAACATCGTGTTTGGACGGCAACTGCCACAGTTAAGTGAGCTGGGCTGAGGGTACACAAAAACTTCATCTGTAGCTCTGACAGATGGGAGCGCGCCAGTATTTTGGACAATCGATAAACCAGGCTGAAGTTGGTACGCCATTTATTATTACACGAGAATATTTATTATCTAAGCTGGGCCATTACCACCGCCAAACATTCCACCACGGATGTCACCCGCAGAATCAAGACCACCAAACGCTTCAAGTTGAACACCACGAGCATTTGGATTGCATGCGCCTGGGTGTGTTTTGCACATCGCACCACCCTTGGAGCCATAAAGCCATTCCGCAAACTTTGTTTGATCGCCTGGAATATTAGAGACTGGGGTACTCACAAATTGGCGAGCATATGCGTTTCGCTGAAATGCTGGGAGAGCTGATCGAGAACGACCCGCATCATATGGAACGCGATTATCGAGGTGGTGTTGAACAAATGGCTTCACAGTTGGGTAATAACACGCTTCCAAACGATTTGGTGCATCCGTGTAATCTGTGATCAACACATTACCCATTGGGTTATCAGAAGACGGCATTTGACACGTTGGCTCCATCGCGCGCCCCCCATACATCTCTCTCACCATCTTCGATCGGTACATAACATAAAGAACACCCAAAACAGTTGCACCCAATATAAAGATACGTGGGTCACGTCTAACCAAATAGATAATGGAACACGCATATATGATAAAACGCGAGGCTGCGTTTATTCTATCTTCTGGAGTTTGATTTTTGTTTGGCCAGAATTGAGACACTCTGTCCGCTCTGATGAGCTCACGTGGGTCTTCGAACCAGGCCTTCATTTAATATACGATGAGGTTTATTTTTTCATCATACCACCAAACATGCTACTCATCATCTTCATCATAGCGTCCTGATCAATCTCACCACCATCGGTTTGCATTTTGTCGGCGCAATCTTTTGCGATAGATTCAATCAGAGAGAGGGTTTCTGCCGGGACTGATGTGATGGTGGTACCAAGCATGTACAGCGTTTGAAGGTACTGCCACGTGGCGTCCTTTGTGTTTGCATTCATTTGAGACCAAAGGTTCTTGATATTGAGTTCTCGGAGAATTTCAACCTTTTCAATCTCTTCGAGGAGGAAGGTATCATCCTTTGACGAAATCTTATCGGCGTAGGGTGAGACACCTTTCATAAATGTGTCTACAGCCATTCTGGGGTTGGCAGTCTTCAAGACTTCGAAAGAAGTTGTAAACTTCTTAATGTTTTTTTCATCTGGAAAAGTCTTATGCAATTCCACAAGAAATTGTGAGAGCATATCATTGAATGCCGTGACAGAGGTCATTTGATATACTGGGGGTGTAATCTTTAAGTTTAAAAGGGTTCCATTGATATGGCCTCCTTTTGCCCGAGGCCGTTAGACACTATAAAAAACACGAGAATTGCATTAAGAACGGCTGGTTTGGTATATTTATTTAACTCTAATTTTCCTTCATTGTTAAGTTGAGCTTTTGCGTGAATGTATACAGCGGTGATGGCTCCACCAATGAGAGCCGCGCTCATTGGATCGCGAAGATAGTCGGACAATTCCATTTAATTATACGCAGTTTTTTTTGCTCGGTATTCTGGTGCATCACCAAAAAGTACACCATCATCCTGAGGTTGTGGGGGTGGCGCTTGGCTGGGTGGGGGTGGATACATGTCTTCGGGTTCAGGTGCTTGCACACCTGGTACAGTCTTGAATTCGTTTTCAAGACCCGTGGGTTGTAAATCCTCCATACTATCCATAGGTGGTGGGACGTCGTTATTCATTTCTGGTTCTTCTGGGAATGAATCCTCCATACCGGGCATTTCATCCGAACCCTCAAATACATCGGGGTCTTCGGCGTCATGAACCTCCGAGTCGAGATCAATATCACGACTGTCTTGAGACATGTAGGTTTGAAGAATTTGTTGCACTGGAATCAACTCTTTTACACTGTTTTCGATGCACGCGCATATACGCACGGTCAACTTCTCGTCACGCACGTATTCACTTTGTTCCTCGTGGAAAATGTAAGGATCTTTGTACAAGTCTCTCGCCATATTGTTGTAACACGTCTGAACGAATACCTCGTTCGTGGGGAGCTTGAGAGAGATCTTCTTGTTGTCAGATTTGAGGCGTACCGCAGACAGGATCTTTGTACACGCCACAAATACAGCTGCGAGCAAGTCGTTGAACCACGCACAACGGTCTGCAATGTTATCGGTATGTTGCTTCGACATTTGATTCGACCAATTTGGAACTTCCTTGAGTAACTTTTGGTACATCACCAAAACCTTGCGTCCCTTGGAAAGTTTCGACGCTTCGTCGTACATATTATGAAAAACTTCAATCATAGCTGGACACATGATCATACACAATTGTCCTAAATATTCACGTTTCGCTTCTACTAAAACGTTGAGGTTATCCATTTATGATTAAGGGGTTTTTTAATAATAGTTTTACTACGCAGTTCTCCTGTATTTGTTAGCAATCTTCTTCAGGTTCATGAGATTTGGAAAATCGGATGTGTCGTCTTCTTTGGTCGTCTTTTCCTTTTTGGTTTTGGGTGTGGCCCAGTTTATATAAATCTCGTAGTCACTCACGAGTTGAACCTTAAACCCACCCAGTTGAAATTGTCGAGCGACGTATCGTGCCGCCGCAGCACGGTCAAATGTAGGATATCCCATGAGAAATGTTGGCACAATTAGAAATATCTGTTTGTTTCCCAGTTCAACCGATTGTTTGATCTTACGAGAAAACTGTTCGTAAATTTTGGTGTAAATATCTTTACGAATCTGTTTTCTCTTGTCATCAATTTTGGTAATATCATTGATGCTGAGCATTATATTTACTGTAGTTTAATTTTTGCGTTTTCTAACTCACTCAATTTTGGAACCGCGGCCTCCTTGACAAGTGTATAGTCTATAAACTCCTTCCCGGATGCACCCTCTGTGTATGGTGAGACGTCAACAGGCGTTTGCACACCAAGTGGTTGAGTTCGCAATGAAATCAATCGCACATTTGAGTCCTTCACCTCAAACGACGCAACGACGGAGACACCATATGCAAACCCACTATTCTTCACCGCCATAAACATGCACTCGTATATGTTTTTACCAACACCACTATACATCGTAACCTTGGTCGTTTCAATGATGTAGGTACAGAGTCCTGTACGCTTTTCAATTTCCTTGTTCGCCAAAAGAACAAATTCTTGCATCAAGTCGTTGTTCACTTTTGCTTCAGCCTGAGAGTAACCCGTGAGGTCTGGTCTGGGATCATCCAACTGAATAAAACCAGTTGGTTTGTTGTAGCCTGAAAGTCCAAATGACTCCGTGAATGGTTCACGTCTGGTTAACATGATAACAATGACAAGAAGGATGAGGATCAAATACAACTTCATCTTTATTATTATGCGTTAATTTTTTTTTATAAAATACCATGTAGATAATAGATGTCACTTTTGGTTTACAGTCCAAGGTGTAAGCATTCAATGGAAATTATTGAATATATTAATAATCACGCGCAACTTCAACAACTTGTACACTACCATAATGTAAATACCCAGGGTATTCCACCGGCGTACCGCAACAAGATTACACGCGTACCCACTCTACTTACAAAAAATGGCAAGATTCTCGTTGGAAACGAAATCAAAAACTGGTTAGAATCTCTATTACCAAATGATGAGATTCAACACTGGGGTGTGGGTGATATGTCCTCTATGACAAACTTAGATGGTGGTGACAATTGTGGTGATATGTTCACGTTAGATAACTATGGTCAATCATTACAGCCAGCGATGACCAAAGAATTAGAAGCGAAGATAAATAGAGATGTCGCAAAGGGTACTGTGTATACGGAACAGATATAAAGATCTAATGTGTATAATTTAATAGATATGAAATTGGTTACAATCCAGGCTTCGGCTGTGAAGTCTATTTTTGAAGTTCTCAAGGATATTCTAAATGATGTAAACATATACTTTCAACCCGATGGAGTGTATATTGTGACACTTGATACCGCGCGAACATCTCTAGTTGACATGTTTCTGTCGGCTGATAACTTCGAGGAATATCACTGTGATGAAGAAATCATTGCAGGTATAAATATTTCAAATACATTCAAACTTTTGAAAACAATTACAAATAATGATATACTCAAGTTTGAAATTAATTCAAAAGAGTGTATGGATATTGAAATTGTAAGTGAACTCAAAAAGTCAAGTACAAAGTTTCAACTTAAACTTCTTGATATTAATGAAAGTCGCATCGAAGTACCAAATGTTGTGATGACGAGTGTTACGACACTGCCATCCGCAGACTTCCAACGCCTCTGTCGAGATATGTCAAATATCGGTACAGATATAGAGATCAGGAGATCTGGGTATAGACTCAATCTGAAATGTGAAGGTGATTTTGCCAATCAAGAAACTGAAATCGAATGCCCAGACGAAGCACCTGATATTGGTGGTATTTATTCGTTACGGTACCTCAATATATTTACAAAGGCCACGAGTATGTGTGCGTCTGTGCAAATAATGCAGGAGGAGGGTAATCGTTTTTTGATTCTGCAGTACAATGTTGCGAACCTAGGTGAACTGAAGTTCTATCTCGCAACTAAGGTATCCGAAGATCAGCTGTAGAATCTTCGAGAGTTAATACAAGTTTCTTCATACCCAGTGTATTTAAAAGTAATAATTTGGGATACTCATCTTTGAGTGTCTTTCGTGTGTAATACAAAAAATCGACCAACTTTACGTCTTGTCCATGGAAATCATTCCTCGGTCCCGCGTATCTTCGTACCTTTTCAGTTATGTCTCGCACTGGTTTATCATCTTGATCAAGTAGCCACGCACGACTCAAAGGGATACTAAACCGTATATCATTAGACTTGGGCTCTGATGGTACAAAATTGATGTCACTCGTAATCACTTTATATATTTTACCATTACACCAGTATTTGATTCGGAGTATGATATTGTCTACATTTTGAGGAATGATTGTGTGCCTGAAGTTCTTACCTGTTGCTAATACGTAAAACTCGTGCATCACACCATCCCAATCCACACTTTCTTCTCTCCAGAAGTCATCCTCGATGTCGTACTTTTTACGATAGTCAATCGTGTACTCAAGTTCTTCTGAAATTATTTGATAGTCCCGAGGTGTTACAAGTTTTTTGTAATAATACAGAACGCTACTTAAAAGTTTGAACAACATTCTTAACTATAATGGAAGGAAACTTTTTAAGTAGATATAACAATAAAATTGATTATTGGAATACTCTTATTGAGACTGATCCATCTAATAAAAAGAGGTACGAATCTGAAATGTCAGACTACATGATTCAATGTATGCCTTATATGAATCAATATACGGATGACACTGAAGAAGAGACAAATCGGAATAATGTATTTCAAGTCAAAGAGACAGTTGGTCTCAAACGTAAGGATATATTTGTAGATTATCTCATAGATGTAGAAAATCGGAATATATCACGAGCAAAGCAACGTACCGTGGAACAATGTACCAATTGTTCGTCGAGTAACATACTTCATTTTCACGATACAAGTGATTTGGTATGTGACTCATGTGGTTTAGTCATAGCTTCGATCATTAGTGAAGAGTTAACATACAGAGAGGAACAGGAGACATCCGAGAAGATTGTGAACTATTCATACAAACGAGAGAATCACTTCAATGAGTGGTTGTCTCAATTTCAAGCACAGGAGATGACAACTATACCAGACGAAGTCATGGAACAGTTGAGATCCGAATTGAAAAAGATGAAAATTAGAAAGTTAGATGAGATCACACACGCGAAGATTCGAGGACTTCTCAAGAAATTGAGGTTGAATAAATATTACGAACACGTACCTTATATAACAAACATACTTAACGGTATAAAAGCCCCAAATATGCCACAAATGTTAGAAGAGAAACTACGTATCATGTTTAAGGATATCCAAAAACCTTTTGATGATAACTGCCCCTCAGAAAGAAAAAACTTTTTAAGTTATTCTTATGTACTCTATAAGTTTTGTGAACTTCTGGGTGAAGATGAATATCTCCAGTATTTCCCGTTACTTAAATCAAAGGAAAAGCTTTACCAGCAAGATGTCATATGGAAGAATATATGCAATGACCTTAAATGGGAATTCATACCAACAATATAATACTTTTTTGTCAGTTTAGTATATACCATGAACGCGTGCGACCCGGACGCGGATATAGAAAACCTCAGAAAGCTTATAAGGCTTAATACTGGGGTCAATATTAAACTCACAAAAGATGAAATTTGTCAAGCATATAATGAAATACAGGAAGGCAAATTACCTCTTCCACCTTTGGTCATGAGTTCGGACCGGACATATTTGGTTGACAAAAGATCACCACTTAGACCGATTGACTATGACCGTTTATTTGATTCAACTACAAAACGTGCAGATCTCAAGCGAATTGCTCGTAAAGTTGAGTTGAAAAATGTGGATAACCTGACTAAGACTCAGATTGTTACAGCGATAGGCAAGCGACTTAGATATATGAAAGTACACGAACCTGTCAAAATAGCTAAACGGAAACGGGTCAGTGTGAACGTCAACACAGCAGTGAACAATTTCAATATGAATAACACAGCAGTGAACGTGAACACCAATCAGATGAACACCAACCAGGTGAACACGAACAACCGGGTGAACACCAACCAGGTGAACACGAACCAGGTGAACACGAACAACCGGGTGAACACGAACAACCGGGTGAACACGAACCAGGTGAACACCAACCGGGTGAACACGAACCAGGTGAACACCAACCGGGTGAACCGCCCCAAGAACTCTAAAGTTACATTCCCATCTGGTGGACTTTTTACAAAAGGTGGAAAGCCAAAGTTTCTTGGTGGAACTACAAACGCAGTGAAACAACCCACTGAAAAGAAGGGATTTTTTGCGAGTCTCTTTGGTAAGAAGAACTTTATTGCCACCAATAAGTTCAAGGAATCCAAAGAGGGTTATGTTTTTAGAAAAGGAGAGAAGGGATTGGGTTACTATTCAAATACGGGTCGCGTTCAGGGACCTGAAATACCGGTCGCTGAGCCAACTCAACCAATCCTAAATATTGGACGAACGGGTAACAACATGTCACTTGATTTAGCTGTCGCCAGAGTCAAGCAACTTGGTCTCAAGAGAGAACAACAATTCCTTAACCAGATACAACTTGGCAAGGCTAAGAGGAAGGATATTGTAGCCCAAGCTGAAGCTGCTAAACAGGAAGAAAATCAATTCGCTTCATTTTTGGATGGATTGGACATTTCAAATACGAACAAGAATGCCTTCAAGCGACGAATGGCTACCGATGACCTCAAGCAGATTCAAGTTGAAGCACAGATCAAGGCTGATGAGAAGGCCAATGTCATACGTTCAAACGAAGAAAAGATGAATATGTTCTTGAAGACAACTGGTCTTAGTAACGTAAACAAGACTTTATTCTTAAACAAGGCTCGTGTGGAGGGTTCAAATATCAATACTCTCATTGAAGAAGCCAGAAAACTCAACTCCGATGTCAAGGGTCAAAAACTCTCAAACAAACAGGATCAGTTCCGAACGATTCTTCAAAACTACAATAAGTTGAATGCAGCCGATAAAGAGGCTCTTGTTCAAACTGTGGCTGAAAGCGCAAATGTGAATACTATGCGAAAAATGGCGGATGATCTTGTCAAGAGGAGAATGGAGGAAAAGAAGAATGCGACGGCACAGAATCTTCTCTCATTTTTGACACCCCTCGGGATTAACCAAAAAAACAAAGATGAATTTTTGCGTCGTTTCAGAAATGAAAATGTGAATATTAATTCAATCAAGACTGAGGCCCTCAAGCTCCAAGAGTCCAAGGGTTCTGCAAACATTGAAAATCTTCGAACAAAACTTAATACTCGCCTCGGTGAACTTGGTCTCAATCAGATCAATCAAAATGCCATTATGAAAAAGTTTAGCAACGGTAACCGTAATGTCAATAAGTTGATTGAAGAGGCTAAAGCTCTAAAGGCGCAGAAGGGTGCCACAAACCTTGAAGAGGCGAAACGAGAGTACCGCGCGTATCTCAATGAGTTGCCGGGTCTCACAAATGAGGACAAGGCTGAACTCACAAAGACCAACACCATGAACCGTAATCGGGCCAAGCAACTATCCAACAAACGTGTTGAACAGGTTAAGATTAATAGTAAACAGGGTTTTATCAATTTTATGTCAGAATTGAATATTACAAATCAATATCGTGATGAGTTACTCGGTAACTTTAACGCGAACCGAATGACTATGAATGCTCTCAAGAACAAGGCGGTCAAGATTTCTCAAAAGATTAAGAATGACAAGAACGTTGAGTTGAAGAGCCAACTCAACGCACGATTAACCGAACTTGGTCTCAACCAAATGAATAAAAACTCCATTATGAAAAAGTTTACCAATGGTAATCGTAATGTAAATGGGTTATTACAACAAGCCAAAAACCTAAAGTCCACTCGAAACGCGGAAATTATAAATGCGAAAAAGAAGGAGTACACCGCGTACCTCAATACTCTCCCAGGTCTCACAAATGCGGATAAGAAAGGTCTCCTCAACGACATGAACCGTAACAAGGCGAAGACACTCTCAAACCAACGAGTTGCCACCCAAAAGGAAAAGGAGCGGGTACAATTTGAAAAGTTCCTTGTGAACCTTGGTCTCAATAACGGTGACAGAGGTACAATGATGAATAAGTACAACAGTAATAGCCTCACGGTGAACGCACTTCAAAAGGTCGCACAAGAGTTGAAGAATGTAAGAGTTCAAGAACAAAAGGCTGCGAACAAGAAGACCTTGATGGAATACTTGGAAACTGCAAATATTCCTAAAAATACCAAGGCCAACATTGAGAGACGATTCAATACAAACCAGGCAAATCTTAAGTCACTTCAATCCGAAGTTAATAAGATGATCAAAGACGCTCAAAATGCGAAGCTCGCCAATAATAAAGCAAAGTTCACCTCAAATGTGAAGGGGTCAATCCTCTCAAACACAAACAAGAATGCATTCATTCGTAGATTGAATGCTGAAAATGTCAACATCAACGGCTTGCGAAGTGAGTTGAATATGATGGTTACAAAATTGATTGAGACACAACGTACCAAAGACCGTGATGAGCTTGAGGAGTATATGAAGACTCAGGGATTGTCACCAGAAAATCAAAAGGTGGTTCTCAATAGGTTTAATGTAGATAACACAGTTGCTTTGACAAATCTCAAACAAGAAGCGAATGCTATCCTCGCGTCACGCATCCAACAAAAGAGAAACGCCAATACAGGCATACTGACAAACCATGGGTCACAACTTGGCCTCACCAACCAGGAAATAAAGAACCTTACGAACAAGTTGAAGAGTGAAAAGTTGGAGTCATTGATGAATGAAGCGAATGCTATCGCCAAGAAGAAGGCTCAAAATAAGAAGAACGCACTCAAACGTGCGAAGTCAGACTACATAAATAAGCTTGGTCTAAATGCCAACAACAAACGAAACATCTTGAGTCAAAATCTCAACTTCAATGCTACAAAGAATTTGGCAAATCAAAGACTTCAAAATAAGATTGCTGAAAAGCGAGCTAAAAATTTGACAAAGTTGGGATTGCATCTCAATAAGCTCAATCTCAACAATGGGGAGAAGCGAAAGTTCTTTAACAATTTCAATAGAAATGTCAATTTGAATACTATTATGGAGAATGCCTCAAACTTTGAAGCTCAAAAGAAGGCTGGTATCAAGGCTGGACAACTTGCGAACCTAAAACAGTTCTTGAATGAACAAGGTCTCAATGCGGGTGAGCAAAGACCATTCCTCAATAAACTCAACAAAAACCAAGATGATCTCGCAGCTCTCAAGGTTGAAGCTATAAAGTTTGCGAACCAAAAGTTCGCGAATTTGAAAGCTCAAAAACGAGGTGAACTTGTGAATGTTCTCAAAAATTTGAGTAACCTCACCCAAAACAATATAAATGGTATTCTCAAAAACTTTGATAACACCAATGTCAATGTGGGTGTTCTCTCAAATAGAGCCAAAGAAATAAACAAGTCAAGAAAAAATGAAAAATACGCTCAAAGTGAAGAAGAGTTTTATGATTACCTCAACACTCTCCAAAACCTCACACCCAAAAACAAGACTGAGATTACTTCAAAATTGAGTGGATACTTTACAAATTGGAATTCCATAAAACAGTTGGCAACTAATACAGCTGTTAGACGAGCTGAAGAGAGACGAGATGCCGAGAAGGCCAATCTCAACAACTACATGTCAAATATGGGTTTCAATAATAATTCAAAGAGAATATTCTTCAAAAATCTCGATGATGGTAAAAATCTGAAGATGGTAAAAAACGATGCTGCGGCGTATAAAAAAGACTTGAATGCCAAGCGCAAGGCTACGGCTCGTAAGGGATTTTCAAACTTATTGGATACCCTCTACCTCAACCAACCAGATCGAAACGCGTTATTGGAACAATTCAACGATAATACAACCGGTCTCAACCAACTTCAAAACAATGCCCGAGAGAGAGAAGCAAAGACGATTGAGAGAAATAGAGGTACATTGAGTTTGTACCTCGCGGACGAATTGAAGCTCAATACTCCAGATGTCAACCTCTTATTGAAGAACTATAATGCTGAACCAAGAAGTCTCAATACTCTCCGAAATAGAGGAAGACAATTGAAGAACGCGCGAAATGAAGAGGAGCGTCAGGAGATTCGGAGACAGATTAAGGAATATCTCAATGGTCTCAATTTATTGAACAATAAGAACAAACAGAATATCATACAAAAGAATCTTCCATATAACAACGCCAAAGCTGAAGGTAACAAAGTCCAGGAGTTCAAGCGAGTTGCGAAGAGGGGTGCGGAACGCAACACCCTCGCGAACGCCATCAAGAATCTTCCCAACAATGACCAAACGGTTTTACTCAATAAGTTCAACACGCGAAATGTCACTCTAAACTCTATGTTAAATGAAGCGAAGGATCTCAAGGTGAAGAGGATCGCCGAGAAACGAGCTCGTAATAGAACCGAACTCTACAACGCACTCAACGGTCTCAATATGAATGTCTCTGATAGAAACGCAATTATGGACAAGTTCAACAAGTCAAATGTGGAAGTAAATGCTCTCAAAAATGAAGCTGTAAAATTGAGAAACAAGAGGATTGCTCAAAAGAGATCTCAAAATCGTAGCGAGCTTGAGGCTATTCTGAATGAGACAAACTTGAATGCCTCAAATAAGACACGCATTCTCAATATGTTTAACGCGAACAAGAATACCACTTTGACATCCTTGAGAGCCACTATTGAGCAACTTTCAAACCAGCGACGCGTTGAAAAGCGCATCGCCACTCGATTGGAAGTTGAAAGGTATCTCCAGAAGGTTGGCCTCTCCAATGCGAATACTAAAATAGTTCTCAATAAGTTTAATGCCGACGATAGAATTTCGTTGAAAGATGCTAGTAACGAAGCGAATGCAATTCTCGTTCAACGGGTGATGGAAAAGATGGCAGAAAACAGAGAGAACCTCGTACAACATATGAATGGTCTCAATATAACGAACGCTAACCGAACCGCCATTCTCAAAAACTTTGATAGTGAAGTGGCGAATTTGAACAGTCTCAAGAATCGGGCAACTGCATTGAACACCGCAATCAAGGCCAAGGCCGCGCAACGCCAAGAACTCTCAAACTACATCAATAGTTTGGGTATCAATGGTAAGGCGCTCCTCAATAAGTTTAATAGTGGACGATCATCACTTAACAGTCTCAAGAAGGACGCGGACAAGACAAAGGCACTGGTGAATGCACAAACTATCGCTACGAAGAAGGCTGAACTTGTGACTTTTATGAAAAACTTTAACATACCACAGTCAAATAAGAACTCATTTGTGAATACAGTGGGTCTCAATACAAACCTAAATACAATCAAACGAGGTGTCAAAGAACTTAATGCAGTCATCAAGAATAGAAAGGAACAAGAGGCCAGGAATAGAGATGATTTCTCGGTGTTCCTGAATGGCCTTGAACTCACAAATAAGGAGAAGGGTGATCTCCTCAAGAACTATAATGCAGGTAAGACCAATAAGGACGCCATCAGAAATCGTGCGCTCTCTATAAATGCCGCTGTCAAGGCAAAGGCTGCGCAACGTCAAGAACTCTCAAACTATATCAATGGTTTGGGTATCAATGGGAAGGCGCTCCTCAATAAGTTCAACGGTGGGCGCTCAACCCTAGACAAACTCAAGAAGGAGGCGGACAAAGCGAAAGCACTTCTGAATGCCAAGGCTGTCAACGCGAAGAAGGATGATCTTCGTGTGTATATGAAAAACACAAGATTACCAAACACCAACAAACAATCATTCCTCAATCGCGTTGACGTCAATGCGAATATGAATGTGATCAAACGAGAAATCAAGGAACTTAATAAAGTCTTCAAGTCGCGTAATGATGAATTTGCACGCAAGAAGTCAGAACTTAGTGTGTACCTCAATGGCCTCAATAACTTGACTTCGAATCAAAGAACAATCCTATTGAAAAAGGTGACCAACGCAAATACCAATATTCAATCTCTAAAGAATGAGGGTAATGCATTGAACAAGGGAGCTAAGAATAAACGCGCCGCCCAAGCAGCCGCGGAGGAGGAGAAGAAGCGCCAAGAGGCAGAAGCCAAGAGACTTCAAGATGAAAAGAAACTTGAAAAACATCTATTGAGTCTCAAGCACCTCACGAGTAAAGAGATGGAAGGATATATGTCCGATTTCAAAAATGGTGAGGCTCTCATTGATAATTTGATCGCGGTATCAAAAGCGAAGAATACCGACAACGAGAAGGACAAGGATGCTCTACGAAACTATGTGAGAAGGGCGACCATTCCACAAACCAAGAAGGATGTATACCTCAAACAACTCAACGTACCTCACGTGAATGTAACACCAATCAAGGGTCTCGTGAATGCGAATACTGTGGCACAAAAAGTGGCACTTGAAAAGTCGATAAGGAATGCTGAAGCAAAGCTCAAAAGGGTTTCAGATATTACAGCGAATGAACGCGGTAGTTTCAAGATAAGACTCCAAAAAGAACCCATCAGTGATGTCCTTGGAGAAGCAGAAAAACTCAGTTCAAATAGAAAAAGTGCGAGAGCGGCTAAGAATAAAATGACAAAGAACGTTGCGGAGTCTTTGCGAGTTTTAACAACACTTACTCGCGAGAATCGCAAAAGATTTATGAATAGACTTCCACAGAATGGAGCTCAAAAGGTTGTTACGAATGCGGTAGCCCTCAATAGTGAGAGGAAGAATGCCATAAGGAAGGTGGAGAGTAATAAGAAGATTGAAGAAGAGAAACGTCGTTTAGAAGAAGAAGCTCAAAAGAGACGAAATATTGAAGAAGCGCGTTTAAAACAGGTCAGAGATCAGAAAATCAAGAATGTTGCGAGCACACTCCAAGGTTTGACCTCCCTCGAGAGAGAGAACCGAAAAAGATTTATGGATAGACTCGCCACAAATGGTGCTAATAAGGTTCTGGCTAACGCCGTGGTTCTCAACAAACAGAGGAAGAATGCGACCAAACGAGACCCACTCCTCAAAAGAATTGAGCGCAATGTCCCTCGTGAAACTAACTTTGCGCAGGCGCGTATGAAATGGACGGCAGCTATTAAGGGTGCCAAAGATGATAAAGAACTCACAAAGATTGAGAAACTCTTGAACGACAAATTGAAGCTCAAGGCTCGTACTGAGAGTGAAGTTACAAATCTTCCATCAAAGCAAAAACCACAATATCTCCAAAACATTATGGCATACAGAAATGATTTGGCGAATAGAACCCAAAAGTTGAACCAACTCATCAAGACAAAGCGTGAAACCAAAAATAAGGCGACCAAAGAGGTTGCTCAAAAGCTTCAGTCACTGACTAAACTTGAGCGCGCAAACCGAACGCGTTTTATGAATAGGGTGGCGCGAGGTGAAAATGCTAATAAAGTCATCGCCAACGCGGATAAGTTACAACGCAATCGTTTAGCTGCGGATCGTGTGAAGCAGCAAAAGGCGGAGCAGGACAAGAAGGCGCTTGAGGACAAAAGACGTCGCGAAGAAGAGGAAAAGAAACGGGCGGATCAAGAAAAAGCCAAGCGGGACAAGTTGAGAGGTGATACAGCGAAGATGCTCCAAGGTATGAGTGGTCTCGAGAGAAAGAACCGTCGGGAGTTTATGCAGAGACTAGAGCGTGGTAATGATCCCGCGACAGTCATCTCTAATGCCAGAGCTCGTGATGCCGCAAAGGGTTTCACGTTCAACAAGAGACCTAGTGGTCAGATTAAAACTATGACGGCAGCCAATCGATTTGGTACCTCAATGAAGAATCGTTCTACAACTGGTAAGTCTTTGAAACAAAAAGAGGCGGATAATATCCGTAAGCGTAGAGAAGCTCAACAGAGGCAGCGTGCGAAGTCCAAATCTGGGCGCCGACGATAATTTTTCTCCACCCAAAGTAAATGAAGATCAAAGTTATCATCCCAATCAGCAACGCTGGTATCCTCAGTGCACATGGATACTCCGATGTGCGTGAGAAGTCCGAGCTTGCGAGACATCGCGCACTCGCGAAGGTTATCCGCGCGGGTGAGCCACCCCTTGGTCTCTTCCGCCGTCTTAATGTACTCATGATCCTATTCAAGCGCACAGACCCCAAGTTGTCCAAGCTTTTCAAGAAGGATCGTGACTGGGTCAAAGAAAAATATATGTAAATACAAATGTCTATACTCTACAGACGATTACGAATCCGTGAACCAACACCCGAACCAGAACCTATCCGTGAGCCAACGCCAGAGCCAGAACCCGAACCCGTTCCCCAACCAGAAAAGAAAGGTACATTGGGTTACATACTCATGGGTATCATGTGTTTGATATTAAAGATATAAAGCGATTTTCATGTAATGGAAAATTGTGATGTATGTTGTGAAAAGTTCAACAAAATAAATCACAAAAAGGTTGAATGCCCCTTCTGTGATTTAGTGAGCTGTCGCGCGTGTTCCTCAAGGTATCTGTTGTCCACATCGGATGACCCCCACTGTATGGGGTGTAAGAACCTGTGGAATCGTGAGTTTGTAGATACCTGGTGTACACGATACTTCCGTAATACCGAACTTCGTCGTCACAGAGAGACTATCCTTTTTGAGCGGGAAAAGGCGAGAATGCCTGAGACTCAACCCGAAGTTGAGAGAATTAGGTCCATACGAAAACTGTACATAATCATTAATGAACAGAGGCGCAAGCTCATAGACCTGCACCAAAAGTATCACATTTATGTACCGGTGTCTTCAAATACAGCATTACCGGATGAAATTGTAGAGTTTCGCGCGCTTATGGAGGAAAGTTATCGGGAACTTGAGCGTCTTCGTGGTGAAGGTGAAGTTGTTGATGGTGTGGAACCCAAAAAGTTTGTTCGTAAATGTCCAACCGAGGAATGTAAAGGTTTTATGAACGAGGATTGGTTTTGTGGTCTCTGTGACCACCATTTCTGTGAAAAGTGTAACGAACAAATGTGTGATGATCACACATGTGACCCAGATGCCGTGAAGACTATGGAGCTTCTTAAGAAAGACACAAAAGGGTGTCCAAAATGTGGAACTATGATACATAAATTGAGTGGGTGTGCACAGATGTGGTGTCCAGATTGTCACACTGCATTTGACTGGCGAACGGGGCATATCGAGACTGGTCGAATACACAATCCACATTATATGGAGTTTAAGAGATCTCGTATATCATCGAGGGAACATGGAGACATTCCATGTGGTGGAGTTCCAACATTTAGGGAATTGAGGGAAGCCCACGTTCCAGATGATGTCATGCGATTTGCAATGGTCGTATATCATCTCGACCGAGACCTCATATACAGATATGGCGATATATATGACGGGGACAATCAATATCTTCGCGTAGCTTATATGCTTAATGAACTTAATGAAGTAAATATGCGGAAAGAATTACAGCGACGAGATAAACAAAGGGAGAGACATCGAGACATCAATAATATTTATAGAATGCTCATAGATACTGGTGGAGATCTCCTTAGACAATATCTCGTTGAGCCAGAGAGAAAAGATGAAATAATAGATGTTGGTTTAAAATTGATTGAGTATGGGAACACGGTAATGGATACAATCCGAAAAAGATACAATTGTATACTACCCAAAAAAATTAATGTGTACTAAGATTAAGATGATGTTACTTGTATTATGTCTCGCATTATTGGTCATATACTTAGTACCACGGTACCAGGAACCACGTGTTATACCTGATTTTTTATCCAGTGACGAAAGAAATCACATCATGAAGAAGGCTGAAAAGAAGTTGAATATCTCAACTATCGCAGTCGATGGAAAGGTCAACCGAGACATACGTGTCAGTGAAACCGCATGGCTTGAATTGGATGATCCAATCGTAAGACGGGTGGCTGAAAGATGTGTATCACTCACTGACAGACCACTTGGAAATTGTGAAAGTCTCCAAGTTCTTCGATACAAACAAGGTGGTCATTATAAACCACACCAAGATACCTTTGATGACATGAAGGGAAACAAACGAATGTATACAATTATATTAGCACTCAACGATGACTATGAAGAAGGTGAGACCGAATTTCCCAATTTGAAGAAGAAGTACAAGTTGAAAGCTGGGGATGCTCTCTTTTTTCATACATTGGACAACTACGAGTTAAAAACGTCCAAGGCTTTACACGGGGGTCGCCCTGTAAAGTCTGGTGAAAAGTGGATTTGTAATTTGTGGGTGCACAAGTACCCTTATAATTGATCAGCAACACGTTGTCTATTTATCATGTGAAGGTCTTCAACATCCTTCTTGTTTTGGCCGATATATGGAACAGCATATCCCTCGTCACACATCCATTTATTTACATTCGTCCATTGACCACCCTCGGAGACCCAGACCTCTGCGAGGATGCGCCCAAACTTACCACGAGAATCCTTTTCTGGACATCTCAGTTCAATCTCAATATCATCCTTCTCCGACGCCACGGCCTTCATACACCACTCCTTAAGTTTCGCCTTGGAGAGGAGACCATACTTCTTCTCTTCCGCATCTGATGTACGTGACTCGGGGGTATCGATACCTAGAAGACGTACACGCTGACGGGTACAGACATCAAATCCAAGGTCAAGGGTGACATCAATGGTGTCACCATCGACGACTTTTTCGAGAGACGACACACGGTACACAAATTCACAGGTGGGCTGGGCGTATGTGGTCATATAGTATAGGTTGAGATTATTTGTAACCTAAGTTGACAAAACAATCAACATTATACATGATATCCTTGGAAGACGGTATACAAGGACTTGACCTATGGAAAAACTTCAATGCTGATTTCAAAAAAATTATTCCCGGAAGCCGGAACCAAAATATGCCACAGGAGTTATCCGAATGTCTTTCAATACTCATAGCGCGTCAGATTCCACGTTATGAGTCTTTAGTGTGGAGTAAAGGTGTAAAAAACGTCAGTGGTGACGCACATATACCCGCATCACGGATCTGTGTATCTACTAAATCTCTGAAGACCAAAGTCAAGCTACATATAAAACCAGATGAGAATACTATGACGAGGGTAGAAATCAAGTGTTTTACTTCTGACGGTCCAATCAGTTTTGGTCCGAAAGAAGCATGGGACGTGTTACTTATTCTCGACGCATGTGACTATATAGGTTATAATTTTGCATTATACGAAATCCCAATGAAAAATGACTCTTCTGAGTGGAGCGTGCTTCAACTCAATAAATCACAGACGTTTGCGCATCAGTGTGAAGAGGGGCGTCGCCCACGATTGTCATTCGGTGAACTCCGGACTCAACTAGGGGAGAATTGTAAGCTCTTGTGGTCAGGTGACATACGAGACTTGCTTAAAAAGTAGGTAGCATTTGTATTAAATGAAACGACGCTTTATTGATTTGTTTGCTGGAACTGGTGCATTTACGCGCGCACTTGAAAACACTGGTAAATATGAATGTGTATTTGCGAATGATTTCGACACGTCATCAAAGGGTATATATACAATGAATCATGAAAGTCCATTTAGATTGGGTGATCTGAATGATATACCTGTGACTGAGATACCAGAACACGATTTATTATGCGGTGGGTTTCCATGTCAGCCATTCAGTATTGCGGGGGATCAAAAGGGTTTTGAAGACTCGAGATCAAATGTTTTTTGGAAAATAATTGAGATTTTGAAATATCACAAACCCCAAAATATAATTCTAGAAAACGTAAAAAACTTAACATCTCACGACAAGGGTAATACATTTAAGATAATTCAAGATGCTCTCCAAGAGTGTGGTTATTTCATCAAGTATGCGATTCTGGATACTTCAAAAGTTTCATGCGTTCCTCAACACAGAGAGCGTATATACATGGTTGGTTTTAGAGACAAGGAATCTTATGATCGATTTAATTTCGATGTACCTACCATTCAAAAGGGTAATATATCAGACTTCATTGAATCTGATATCCCAGATAAATATTATTATTCCGACAAGTACAAAGTGTTTGATATGATTCAGTCTAACGTACACAAAAATATAAGTGACAATGTCATCTATCAATATAGACGATACTATGTTCGTGAAAATAAAAGTAACTGTTGTCCAACCCTTACCGCAAACATGGGTAGCGGTGGGCATAACGTCCCCATCATAAAGGATAATGTGGGTATACGAAAACTCACACCTCGTGAATGTTTTAATCTACAAGGATTTCCAACGGATTACAAGCTACCAAATCTTTCTGATTCAGCTCTGTACAAATTAGCGGGTAATGCAGTTTCTGTCCCTGTAATTACATTTGTCTCTGAAAAGTTGTGTGCATCATTAGATTAAAAGAAAGCATCGTAGTTTGACTATGATTGACGTACGAGCATTAGCTGAGCAGATATATTCTCAACTGGGAGCTGGGTACAGCGAGAGAGTATACCATAACGCGATGGAAGTCCTTCTAAGACGTGAAGGTATCCCGTATGAATCTGAGCGTATTGTCCCCATTCCATTTGAGGGACACGTCATTGGTAACTTGAGAGCGGACATTATCGTAAATAATGAAACTGTTCTCGAGTTCAAAACAATTAAGACACTCAATGATGCGGCGGAGTTGCAGGCGCATAACTATCTTCGTCTGATGTCACTGAAGACTGCGTATCTGATAAATTATCCTCCGTTTCCTCATCGGGAAGTGGAGGTTCGTAAGATTGTAATAGAACCATAAATGGAAATAACTTTGCCAATGTGGCGTGAAACTTCTTTGTTTCTCTGTAGTGCTTCTCAGGATCTTTGATACCCTCGGTTAAAAGTTCTCGCGCAATATCCATATGATATTTGGCTTCATTGAGTACAAATTGTGTGTACTCATCCATTATTCAGAGATGTACCAGCATCTTTAAGTACACATCGTACATTGTATACGTCGCTCAAAACACGTGAGGCATACAAAGTGTATACATTTCCTAAACTTTACACAATCTCGTATCTCATGACATGCGACACACTCACACTCTTCAAACTCTAAGATTTCATTTTTGAATCTCCAAAAACAAGAACTACACACTTTTAGTCTCGGGTCCTTCTTTTTGTGACAGACAGCGAAGTTTGGACATTCCATATATAATTAACTTAGTACGTCTTTATATAGTTAAAAATCCAATGTTATACAATTTAAGCTTATTTTCATAATCGATACTAAAATCAAATATATTTGTGGCGCCCACATCAACGTCTATTACATTTATTTTTGTTTCATACTGTACTCTATTTTCGAGTGTGGAACGTATAAGAGACTCCACAAATTGTTTTGGGTTATTTATATTTTCTTGATATACTCGATCCATTTTCAACTTAATACACGTGACTTGGTATGGTTTTTTAGCTAGGAATGGTGTCATTGGGTATTGTTCCTGTGTTCCACCGTCGACGTATGTCTTGCCGTCATATTTACCACATGAAAATATAAGAGGTATAGCTATACTCATACACACCGCATCGATTACTTTCATTTTGGGGTGTGTATCTTTTGAGAAATATTCAGTTGTTGAAGAATTTAAACAATACGCGGAAATATATATTTTCATATCCAGTTCTTCAAATGTTGGGTCACACCCACACACTTCAACGAGTTTATCCCGAATGGGTTCCAAATCTACAAAACCAAATTTGTTAAAGAAGGAGCCTATGCGTAATTTAACAAACTCGGGGATATTCAACGACAATGAGATATTTAATATTTCATCAATAGACATCCCCAGTGCTAACATAAGAGCTAGGATTGAACCCGCGGATGACCCAGATATTTCCTCGACATCAACAAGTTGGGATTCAAGTGCTTTTAGAGTCCCGATCATAGAATATATACCCATGGATGCTGGACCTAAAATAAGGTACTTCATTCTCCTACTTAATAGAATTGAGGAAATTGACGTCGCAAAAGCGCGAACACAACCGCGAACACAATCGCGTGTGTCAACGCAGCTTGCACACTGGTTTGACCGGATCGGAGAACCCCGCCAGAACCTGGGGGGATTGTCAAGAGGAGACCTGGACTGAGCGCCAAGAAGAGTCCGGTCGTCACAATCAAATCGGTCTTCGTGAGTACGAGACCCATCGCCTTGGCGATAAGACTGTACACGAGGAAGAACACAAGCGCGTGAAACATAGTGGCCATTTGAGAGGTCTGCCCATTGAGGAACTTGAGTTTGCGCCCGTCGGTGGTCAAGAGAACACCCGGGCTGAGTGCGAAAAAAAGGGACGCTGGAATAGCAACTTTTTGGGCGGTAATATCGGGGAGCATTGTTAATATACTGTTACATATTTTTCACCAGTGTGATCTGCTACGAATCTAACCCAATGGTCGAATGTTGCGCCAACCATAATTTCGGTTGACATACCTACATCATCTATGTAATCTTGGACGTGACGCCAGATATAAGAGAGGTGGTGTTCATACGGAATCCACACGTAATCGCAGTCATCATACTGTTCGTTATAACAGAACTCCGCAAAATCTGAAAAATCACATTCGGTCAAAAGTGAGTGTTCCAAGTATGCATCTCTGAGAAGACCTTGAATTAAATCCCACAGCGCCCATAGTTCACCTGAGTACTTGATTTGCCAATCCTCAATACTGAGATGAAGTTCATCATCAACCTCCTCCTCGTCACTTGGGATAACATCGTATCCCGCAGTCGCTTCGTATACGTACTGACTCCAAACCATTGGTATTACTTATCTTCTTCTTGGACTTTCTCTTTTATCCCAGTTAACGAAATCGAAGTTGATTCCTTTACTTTAAGGTTATCCTGGATCGCGTTTAGGGCGCCCTCAACCTTGGCCTCATCACCACCGAAAAACTTGAGAAGTCCCTCGCGGATAGCATCCTTATTCATGCTACCCTTTCGCACAGACTTACGAATACTAATCTTACCTTTCCTGAGGTTAATGGTATCAATGCCCTGGTCAATCATATGCTTCTTCACAGACTCCTTGAGTCTCTTTTCCTCTTGATTGAGAATCTTGATATCAGATTTTGCTTCAGAAAGTTGCTTTGAGAGCTCTACAAGCTTGGCAACGCTCGCAGAGAGTTCATTAGGTACTGACATTGTATATATATAACACTACTATCTAATCTTTAAGCGAATTAGCACAAATCGCGTTGCATGGTATCCTGCACAATCGTGGAGTTATTCCAGACAAAACCACCCTTTGGGTTTGGTGGATCCGCGCGGATTTGTTGGTTCGCGTTACGCAAGGCACCACCAATGGTTTCTGGGAAACCAATTTGCTTGCGTGGTTCAAGGAAGTTTTGACCCGCGAGGATATCTTCTGGTGCAAACTCACCGAAATCCTCCTGAGACGCAACTTCACGTGGGAGAAGAGAGGAGGCCAAGCCAACACCCCCATTCATACCACCACAAGCGCCGGTGCTCGCACCGACCTGAGCGGCTGGGCCCGCAGCCAATTCATATGGCGCATATTCATATTCATCAATTGTGTAGCCTGACTTGTTGTTCATAGTGAAAAGCAAATAGACCAAAAAGCCAACCGCGGCAACCATCATGAGGTTTTGAGTACGACCCTTCATCATCTTTTATATATGATCAACAATTTTTTTATTCCTCATCGTCATCGGCGAAGGCATAGTCTTCTGGGTAAGTGTCAATGACCGGGTCATCGAACACTCTGACCTGGACAATATTCCAAGCAGGACCAAAGGCCTTCTTGGCAAACCAGAGTCCGGCAAATTCAAGAATGATATTACACTTCTTGTTTTGCTTGATCATCTCAAAGTCAATCATTTCCTGGTCGGCATTAAACACCTTGGTTACTGGAATTCGGTCGCCTGTAATCTGATCATTTACGATACTTGGAGTATACGCGTTTTGGATGACCTCTTCAGACAATTCCTTGCCAAACCACGTCGCCGAATTTTCACGAGCAGCCTCAAGATTGAGAGTATCAATGTGTTGAATCTTCTCGCGATTTCGGTCGGATGTAAGTTCGAAGCTGATGTCGCCTGATACATCGGCAACCTTTACTTGGTTCAATTGCACAAAGCATTTTCGCTTTTCGTCATTGAGTGCTTTTACAATGTAAAGACCATCGTCACCTTTAGCTGGGGTGTTGTACAACATGTTATATACAGGTCTCGTCTCAATTCTTTAAACCAACAAACGGTATCTGTGATGCTTTCCGTATGATTGCCTTTGGCACCCATGAATCGCGAATAGGCTTATAACCATATAATATACGAGCCGTGTTGATGTCGTTTGGTATATTCCCACCTACATTTGGTCTAAAATTGTATTCATTTCGAACATATGACTTCGAGGTATTGCGAATCCATTCCTGTTTATTCACATCAAATCGCTGTCCACCATGCGTTTTCGAATACCCTGGAATATGTATACTTGGGAGGGATGCCTTGACACCATAGACGATTTGCTTTGCCAATCGTTCAGCTTTGGGTTTGGTTGTGTATTCATTATAACTTTGTGGGTTGACCTTCATGGCAAGTGACATTTTTACACTTCCCTCGCGACGGGGCAATACCCGATGACTCTTGATCTTATTATACGTCAGGTTGTATATTGTATTTATACTATCAGTTGGACTAATTTTAGAAGTCTTCAAAATCATTTTAGACAGTTTGTACATACGTTGGCGATCTTTCTCTTTTTTCTCGGGGCGAAGACCGAGTTTCTGCATGAGAAAAACGTCATCCAAAAGGAAGCGCTTCCCCGCGACATAGACACGCTTATCGTGAACCATCACATTTGTATCTTTATTTTTGTATGTGATACCTTGCTTCTTGGACTGGACGACTTCATATCCAAACTCACCTGGGCGCATAAAAGGCATGTCCAAGATACCCCCAACTATTTCCTGATTTATTGTACCCTTTTGTATTGAAAAGTACCTTACGTTAAGATCGAGCGCAAATAATTCAACGTCAATAAAAATATCACCACGCGTGGGTTCGCGACCACTACTAGACTTCTTCTTTTTGATGAGTGTGTAGCGTCTAGTCACATATGGGCCAGTCTCAGAGAACCCCAAACCCATAAATCTGGTAAGTTTATTTGGTCGAGAGAGTCGCTGTTTGACCTTTGTGTTAATATGTTTGGCAGTCTCACCCAACTTGTTCCACACCAACAACTTTATCGCTTGGAGTTTACCAAAATACTTGTCATCGTATTTGAATCGTGGAATGAACTTTGTATCTATATCACTTGAGATGAGTCGATCAGCTCTGTCGAGATACATGTTGAACGCTTCACCACCTGAGATAATGATGTCACCCATAGGTTTGGTAAACTCGGAGAGATCACCGATTGTCTTGAGAATAACGTCACGGATTGTATCAGTCACATACGCGTATACCATCTTTTCAAAACTTTCCTTTTTGTGCATGCGGTGTACTCGTTTCCTGAAAGCCGAAAGGTTACCATCTTCGTAATATTTTTCAAGAACTGGGTCATTGAAGAACAAATTCTTTTTCATGAACCGCTTGATGACCGCCTCTGAATATATTTCCGTGTCCATTATTATATCTTGATATAATAAATGAAGTGCGACGTCATCGACGAATGTAGGTGCTATGCATACTCTGATGTTTCATCCCCTAAAAAGAATCAATTCTGTGGTGTTCAACGGGGTGCATATATTGAAGCGTGTACCCCAGCGTGTTGCGCAGGTGGATGCCCTGGTGAAACACCCAACATTTCCCCCAGGGAACCTTTTAAAATTATAACCCGTTTTAAAAAAGAAAAGGAGATAAATTACCACCTATTCATACTGGTAGCACTCAGTGTCTTATTCCTCGTGTACAGGACTTAAAGATTTGATGACAGTAGAAGGTATAATATAGACATGTCTCTTGAAACGATCCAAGCTGAAATTGCTGCCCTCCGCGCCGATGTTAAGTCCCTTACCAAGATTATTCGTAAGATTAAGAACACCCAAGAGGACCCAACTGGTGAGAAAGCGAAGGCTCGGGCTGAAAACAATGGCTTCAACCGCAAGCAAGAAGTTTCCCCAAAGCTTCGTGCGTTCTTGGGCATCCAAGAAGGTGAACTCATCTCCCGATCCGAAGTAACCAAGTCTATTAATAAATACATCACTGAAAAGGGACTCAAGCACCCAGAAAACGGTCGCCAACTCATCTTGGATGATACGCTCAAGGAATTGTTGCAACCCCCAGCTGATGTGCAGGTCACGTACCTTAACCTCCAAAAGTACTTGTCCCCACACTATGTTAAGAAGGCTTAAACAAATACCGCTACTGTTGAATAACTCACTAACAATGTTTGTCGACAAAGAACAAATCGAACAACTTGTTGGTACAAAGATCAAGAATCTATCTTTGTATCAAAAAGCTTTTACTCACAAATCCGCCCTCAAAGAATATGAACAATTCACCGAATCCTTCGAAACCCTCGAGTTTATGGGTGACTCTGTATTAGGTTTTATCATTACCAAGTTCCTCTTTGATAGATATGAAGAGAGACAAGAGGGATTTCTCACAAAAGCTCGTACAAAACTCGTTCGTTCCGAAACCTTGGCTGCGATTGCTCTCAAGATGGGTCTCAACGATCTAGTTCTCATGGATGAGAAGGGTATGAGGAATGGGTGGAATAACAATCCAAAGATCCTCGAGGATGTTTTTGAAGCTCTCGTCGGTGCCATCTACATGGACTTGGGTCTGCTCCATGCGAAAGAATTCGTTCTTAGAATCTATACGAATCCCAAATATGTCAATTTAAATGCCATTATGATTGATGATAACTTTAAAGATCATATGATGCGTTATACACAAATTATGAATCTCCCACTCCCAGATTACCGCATTGTGAGTCACCACGATGGCATTTTTTACGTGGATGTCTACGTGAATGAGCAGTTTATGGGTAGAGGACATGCAAAGAGTAAGAAGCAAGCTGAACAGTTAGCAGCTCGAGCGTTCTTTGAACAACTTAAAAACTACCAACAATAATACATTAATATGCATCCCAACGTCAAAGCTCTGATTGAACGGGAATATGCGGCTCAAAAGTCTGAAGAATGGCTTGCTCTTCGTGGCAACATGCTTACAGCTTCAGATGCCGCTACAGCAATCGGGAAGAATAAATATGAAACTCCCGAAGGCCTCCTCCTTAAAAAATGTGGTCTCGGTGAGAAGTTCTTTGGTAATGAAGCCACGAGACACGGTGAGAAATACGAAGATGAGGCTCGTATTCTCTATGAAGAGAGACATGGCGAAGTCGTCCATGAAATTGGACTCTGTCCCCACCCACTTTATAACTGGCTCGGTGGATCACCCGATGGTGTCTCTGAATCGGGGAAACTTGTAGAAATCAAGTGTCCGATGTCTCGTAAAATTGAAGCATGCGTTCCAGAGCATTACATGCCCCAATTGCAATTGTGTATGGAGATTTTGGATCTGGAAGAAGCAGATTTTATTCAATACAAGCCTGCGGAGACAAATTGGCCTCGTCCAGAGGAGTTTGTGGTTGTTAATGTCAAACGGGATCGCGAATGGTGGAATACATATCTTCCAGTCATGAAGGAGTTTTGGGATAAGGTTCTATACTATAGAGAACACTTAGACGAGTTGCCTAAACCCAAGGAGAAGAAGACGCGCAAGAAAAAGGAAGTTGAACCACCTAAGTGTGAAATTACAGCCCTTTCTGACGAAGATCCCTACCATGAAGATTGAAGAACAATATAACCACGCCAAGGATCGTCTTAATGGACGCCTCTTTGCACCCTATCAGCGAGAGGGTGTTTTGTGGATGCTTACTATGGAAAATCAGACATCTGGTCCCAAGGGTGGGTTCCTATGTGACGAAATGGGTCTGGGTAAGACTGTACAAATGGTTTCCACAATGCTTGGTAACCCCCAAAGACGTACTCTCATCGTCGTACCCAAATCTATTATCACTCAATGGGTGAATGAAATCAAGAAGTTTGCTCCACAACTTTCCGTCCACATCTTTGATGGACCAAAGAGACACCTCAAAGAGGCGGACATCGTTATAATGCCCTACTCGCTCCTCTCAACTCCCGAAGATACACCAATCCATACACATACTTGGAATCGCATCATTTTGGATGAAGCTCACGAAATTCGGAACAAGTCGTCAAGACTCTTCAAGAGTGTATGTCGTCTCAAAACTGATATCAAATGGATTGTTACTGGTACACCTGTGTTCAACTCTATGAACGACTTTGTATCTCTCTGTGCATTCCTTGGTATTGAAAAGTCTCTCGTTCAAGGCATGACTAACAAAATTAAAGATATCTATATCCTTCGACGAACCAAGGATGACTTGGCAAAGATCAATACACGATTGGAACTTCCACCGTGCCACTTTGAGAATGTGGAACTTGAGATGTTTCCCGACGAGAGACGATTGTATGAGTTTGTATTCCAAGATGCCCAAGATACAATTAAAGACGCATTCAAGCATGCGGTGAGTAACAATGCAAAGAATATGTTGATTTTGGAGTGTCTCCTTCGAACGCGACAGGTGATGATCTGGCCACAAATGTACTTGGATGGGATCGCGAAACAGAATCAGACGCAACCCGAGCAGTGGATTGGGAGATCAAACAAGATGGAGACCCTCTTTCGTATGATTAAGTCTCACCCGGACGAAAAGACCCTCGTCTTCTGTCAATTCAGGGGTGAAATGGACTACATTCAACAGAACATGGAGTGTCCAACTTTTAGGATTGATGGTTCAGTCCCCAAGGAGGAGAGAGACAATCAAGTCAACGCGTTTAAAAAGGCACCACCAGGTGCGGTATTTATTATTCAAGTGAAAAGTGGAGGTCAGGGACTCAACCTCCAAGAGGCAACACGCGTTTATATTACCGGTCCTTCATGGAACCCCGCGACAGAACTCCAAGCTATTGGTAGAGCGCACCGAACGGGACAAACTAAAGCAGTGTATGTGAAAAAGCTCATCTACAGGGAGTCAGATACATTTATCTCCGTGGAGGAGGAGATCCTTGCCCTCCAGGGTCACAAATCTATTGTGTGCTCCAAGGTTCTCAATGACGAGAGAATTGAAAACCAAATCCCAGTCAAGAGAACCAACGACAAGATTTCAATCTTGGACATCAAGAAAATATTCCGAGCCTAATATATAAAAAGATGTCAAAGTTATTCGGAAGTCGCGCTGAAGTTTTCCACGGGACTGCGGA